ATGATAGAAACTAAGCCACAACAAGTAGGCGTTGCAGTAGACATAAATGGTCATGACATACTCAAACGAGTGTATAGTCCAGATGGTAAGTCGCCAACGGTCAATACCTGTCAAGGTGGTAATAGAGAGCCAAAAGTAGTAACTGGCGGTGCTTTTCGTGGTAGAGCTTACGATAAAGACGGTAAGCGCATGGATAAAGATGGCGTATCGGTAGCAAATAAAACAAAACAAATGCTTGAACTTAGACAAGATAGTAAATCAAATGCTATAACAACAGTTGGCAAAGACAGTGTGGTGGTTAAAAAATTACCAGATAAATCACAAACAATAAAGTCGCAATACTTTAAATCATCAAGAGCAAACTTTGAAAGGCAAGGCACATTTCATGCTACAGGTGTGCAACATGAAGATCTTACATGGCGTAAGCTTACACCTTTGGAATGTGAAAGATTACAGACAGTTCCAGATAATTACACAAATCAGGTGTCTAACACGCAGCGCTATAAGATGTTAGGCAACGGCTGGACAGTAGAGGTGATTAAGCATATTTATAAAAATATGGCATGAAAGGTAAAATCATAACTGTCTGGTTTAGCTGTGGTGCTGCAAGTGCTGTGGCAGCTAAGAAAACCATAGAGTTGTATGGTCAAGACAACACAATCAGAGTTGTCAACAATCCTATTAGGGAAGAACATAAAGATAATAGAAGGTTCTTAAAAGATGTTGAGAAATGGCTAGGTGTGAAAATAGAATATGCTATTAATCCTAAGTTTCCAGATCAATCTTGTGAGACTGTTTGGCAAAAAACAGCTTTTATGTCGAGTAATTTTGGTGCGCCATGCACTTTACATTTAAAAAAGAACGCTAGAAGATATTGGGAACTACGCCATGACACCGATTATATTGTTCTTGGTTTTACTTTTGATGAAAAGAAACGGGCTGCTAAATTTAAAGAGACGCAAGGAGACAATCTTTTGCCTGTTTTAATAGATGAGGGCATAACAAAGCAGGGATGTTTTGATATTTTGTTGCAGGAAGGTATAAAACTGCCAGAGATCTATGCATTGGGTTTTCCTAACGCTAACTGTGTTGGGTGTGTAAAAGCAACTTCACCTACATATTGGAATCTAGTAAGAAAAACTTTTCCAAGTGTTTTTGAGCAAAGAGTTAAGACATCTAATAAGTTAGGTGCAAAGCTAGTTCGTTATAAGGGTGAAAGAATAATGTTGCAAGATCTACCAGTTGACGCAAAAGGCCGTGATCTTAAAAGTTATAATTTTGAATGTGGCATTTTTTGTATGCAAAATGATTAATCGTGTTATGATGCGATATGCCAAAATTGGTAGCAATCAAAGAGAAGCTAGGGAAACCTACACTACACGAAGTTTGTGAACGCCTAGATATCATGTTTCAAAACATGGAATATCGGGGTGAAGACAAACTTAATATTGTGTTAGCTGCTTTAAGTTTTTGTATATCACAATTGAATGATCAGTTTGACGACAAAGAAGTAGCAAACTTGGTAGTTGAATTACTGGCTAAATATGCCGATAAAACAATACCTCGTTAATATTGTCAATTATTGTCAAAAAAGCATGACAGTAAAAAACATGATAAGAATAGGCTTTTCGTGATTATTTTATTTTTTTCATTTTTGTCACAAGACTTTGATAAAAATACAATAAAAAACTTACAAAATACTTGACCAGGTCATAGATCTTCAAGTATGCTTTCAAAACACTATGGGGTTAAGTGGGGGTAGCTAGTATATAAATATAGCTCTAGTGCGAAACAAACATGGGACATAGAAAAAATAAACTAGAATATGAACCAATCCTGTCGTCTGACGAAGAAGCGCCAATAGAATACTGCAATCTGGATACGAAACTAAATCGTAGACAGAGAAATTTTATTTGGATCGCAGTTAATAATCCTCGGTTATCGTTAGTAGAATGTGCCTATAAAGCTGGGTATAAGGATCCTCGTCAAGCGGCCAATAAGTTAATGGACAAGCCCTTGATTAGGCAAGAGTATAACTATTTGATGAATCAGGCTAAAAAGAAGTATGAATTAAATTATGATCGGGCGGTACAAGATTTATACGACATAAGAGATAAAGCAATGGAAGCTGGGTCATTTAACGCTGCAATCTCGGCCCAGAACTCGTTATTGAAAGTCGGGGGCCTTATTGTAGATCGGAAGGAAGTTAAGTTTGGTAAAGTAGATCAAATGAGTCGGGAAGAAGTTGAAGCCAGGTTAGAACAACTTATGGGAAATATAGTTGAAGCTAATATTGAAAACAAAAAGGGTCCTGGCAAACTCTTGAAAGAAGTAAAAGATCAATCAAAAGAGTCTAAATAGCTATCTAAACCTTTAAATAGTGCAGTTTCTGAAGTAAACCAAGCTGTGTGTATGAGTTTGTTGTCTCTATAAACAAGAAAACCCACCTTAAAAGGGCTAAAATGGATATTTTTGTAGCGTTCTAGGTCGTAAAGTGTGGGATCGAAGTCAACTATCTCAATGTCTAACTTAATCACACATCTGGCCTATCAGAACATAGGTAAATCAATACATAGATAGCTATGGTTATATAAAACCATGTATCAATCATTCTTGAAAATGAATTTGTCCGTCTTTGATATGAAATCTACGGACAGAAGTGTCTGCGTGTGCCAGATCGTCATAACCAAGATCATACTCCGATATGAATTCTACTTTGAACATTTGCTCTAATGGTATAAGGATTGCATCTGCGTCATTGCCACCATAACGAAATAGATCTATAACTTCATTGTTATCGTTCAGTTCAAAATGTATATAGTTTCCTTCATGACAAAAGTATTTCTTGTCTTTCAAATTTGTTATCTCGAATCCAATCTCTTGTAAGACTTCATTGTTCTTAATGTCGTCAAGTCGTATTGGTTTGCTTGGTCTATAATAGGTTGACATCATTTATCTCCTCTACATCATAAATTTCTTCTTCTTCTCCACCATAATCCAAGCCATTAAATGTAAATTTTTCATTACTAGGATCGTAGCTTCCTTCATCAACTATTTCTCTAGCTTTTTCTTTTGATTTAGCTTCAACTACTATTTCAGAATAGCCAATCCAACTTGTATACACTTTATATTTGGATTTTGTTATTGGTTTGCTCATTCTTCTTTCCTCCACATTTGTTCATACCAAAATTTTGCTATGTTATTTTCTCCTTCAGCAAAAGCTAAGATGCTATCAATCATTTCTTCGGTTTTAAGTTCATTGTTCGCAATCGCAGCTAAAATTACTGTTGCATCATTGCCGTCAAAAGTATCAAGCCAATCTTTGACTTCATTAATTTGTATTCTTGGCGTTTTAATTTGCATCATTCACCCTCCTTTCGGTGCAAAAACCTTTGCCAGAATCTTTAAGCGTTTTAAAGATAAATGGCGTAAGTGTTTTGGATATTTAAGCTTTTTAATAGTATTTTCTGCGTCTGTTGGTTTCATTATTGATTCTCCATAATTTCAACTAATTCTTCGTCTGTGTATTGATTACTACAAGTAAGGCATAACGAATAACCTGCTTGATCTTGCGTTGATCTTTCATCTACTTGTTTTTTGCATAGATTACATTTATCCATTGTTATACCTCTAACTCTTTCATGATCTGGGTTAATACTTGTTCTATTCTGCCTTGATTAGCTTTGTCTAATAAAGCTACTGCAAGTTTATCCGTGATGGTGTTCTTGGTTGTCTCCATGTTTTTGTACCAATTTGCAACTTTCTCCATTGTCTTAATGTCCTTATTGCGTTTTGCTCTTTTCATGGTTTTATCAATAGTCTCATGTATTCCAATCATGAGTTCATTGACTATTGCGTCTTGTTCAAACTTCCTAATCATGCTGATACTCTCTCTAATCGTGCCAGAACAGACCATAAAGGTTTGAACTGTGTTGGTTTGAAGTTTTGATCTATGATCTTGTAATCATCATCTACTTTCATCATATCGTCTAAGATATACCATTGCTCATTGCTATACAGATATGCATACTCAATATCCCAATTTACATCATTCAAATACTGTCTGATGTTGTCATACACTTTAGGTTTATCTTGATGCACTCTATCTTCTATTGACTCAGCAATAGTTGATTTAAGTCCACTTAGATAACCAACATTAGCTAACTCTTTTGCTTTAGCTTTGTTGTTGTAGTGTTTATTAATGATTCTGCCGTTGTATTCTGGATATCCGTCATAGTGGCAGTAAGTGACTATAACTTTTCCGTCAGCTTGTTCATAAGCTATATTTGATCTAGTTGCCATATTTCCTCCGTTTATTAAATGTGATAACTAAGTCTTAATTTTACTATTTGTATCCAATATGTCAAGATATATTAGTAAACTATTTGTATCTATTTTTTACAGTAATGAATATTTATATGATGGTATTTTGAGGATAAATCGCATCTACCCCCTCACCAAGTCGCCCTTCGCAAAATAAAAGCACGAAAAAAGCCCTATAATCAATCGGGTCGGGTCGGGGTGTCGGGATGTCGGGATTGTCTCTGGTTTTAGCTATATACACACACAGTTTAACACACATCACATATGCCAGATTTTGCCAGCGGGGTCAGGCAAACGGATCGAGCATTAATGAAAAAAAGAGTTGCTTTTTGTATCCATTATGTAGTAGAATAGATATTAAGACATTAAGTTAAAGAGTCTATATAAATACAATAGAATAAAATAATAAAACTTAATCTCTAGGATTGATACTAACAGCGAAAGCACAAAGAAAAGTTGCGTAGTGTCCCGAACATCTAAGCCCGATCAATGTCGGGCTTTTTTATGTCGGGGGTCGGGAGTCGGGTTTCTTTGCTACTGCGTAGATAAACACACACAAGCAAACCACAATAATAGATCCAGGGCCGCCTCTGGCACTGCAGCCGTCTAGGATCACCAAATAAAAGCAGGTTGACATTTTGTATCCACCTGCTATAATAGATCTTTTAATAGTAGGAGAAATAATGAACAAACGAGTAAATGAAGCTATTCTCAAAATAGCAACAAAGAATAAATCA